GTCCCCATAGATCACGGTGGATTTGCCGCGCACTATAACATCTTCGACCAGTTCATCTGGCGGTTCATATTCGGCTGGCAGTTCATCGCCAAACTGCACTTCTAGCCGCCGCATGGCCTCCGTGCCACTGGTCGGCAACAGCAATGCCTTAAGATCACCACCAGCCGCACGGTAGTCGTTGGCATCTTGGCCTTCCTGCGGAGGCATCACCACGCGGCCTCCATGCTTTGCAACAGCTTGCGTTGCATACGCCATGCCAACGCCAGACTTGTCATTGTCTGCCACAACAATGATCTCTTGCCCGCTTCCATAACGATCACGCAATGCGCCTGTTACGCTTGGCAAATTGTGGGCGCTGTAGGCAATGGCGCATGGCCGATTGGTCGATTCTAAAATGGTTGCGGCAGTTGCAAAGCCTTCGGCAATAAACAATGGCCCAGGCTCATCCATTGTGCCGACCATCCAAAAGCAACCGCTTGTTTGGCCGCTAGGGTGAAACCGTTTTTCGCCTTCGTTTTGAATATATTGCAAGCTGGATAGATTGCCATCTGCCGTAAAGATTGGTGCCATTAAGCGACCGTCGCCTGTAACGCGCAAACCGTGACCAGAAATGCCCTTGCGTTCAAGATATGGATGCCACGACTCTGCCAGCATTCCTTTCGACCAAATATCTTCTACCGTGTTTGATGCAACCTCACGCTGGCGTTGCAATTCAGCCTCACGCACCTTCCTCGCTTCCGCCAAACGCCGCGCATTGATCGCTTCTTCTGCTGGCGTTAAAGTCCGGCCAACATCTGCGCGCCATGTAATTTCAACACCTAGACGCCAATCACCAAACCGCCCGGCTGGAACACCATCGCCAAAAGCGCAATACCAAGATGGCACATCATGGCCGGGCTTGCCTTTGGTTTTGCCGTTGAAACGATGCAGTTTGCCATCAAGCTGGATATGTGACGGCGGGGTTATGCCCGCCCGCTCCATCGCGGCAGCAAGCTGCACCTCTGGCGGGTCAAACTGCGGCTGGGCTGGCGGTGACCATGCGCCGCCAAGAATGTTGGTTAGGTCAGCCATTTGACGCCCTTTCAATGAACATATCGCCCTGCCTCTGTGCCTCCTCAATGCGGCGGCAAGCAATGTCGAAATACTTAGGTTCGCGTTCGATCCCGATGAAATTGCGGCCCATCTGAACGGCTGCAACGCCTGTGGTGCCGCTGCCCATGAAGGGGTCTAGAACGATGCCGCGCGTCCATTCGACAAAAACCCGCATCAATTGCACTGGCTTTTCTGTAGGGTGATGCTCATTCCCAGTGCGGGGCGCGCGAATAACATCGCTTGGCCGTCCCGCAGGAAAATCGTGATCGGGGCCAGGATAAAACAACACCACCTCTGTCTGCCGAGCGTGTTCGTGTTCAAGATCGCCCATTGACCAATTGTTCTTCACCCACGTTACCAGCGAACGCGGCTTTGGAACGGCGAAAAGATTGTCCCAGCGGCAAAAAACGTAAACGCTGTGCGAGGCTGACAGTCGGCAGGCCCACTGCAATAGTTCGTCTGTGTCATCGTTAGCAATAGCTAGATGCTTTTCGGCACGGTGATTTGACCTAAAAGCCATCCCATAAGGCGGGTCAGTCACCACCGCATCAACTTTGCCCAGCGTCGGCAGCACGTCCCGGCAATCGCCAAGATAAAGCTTTGCCGCACCTATCGTCTCAATTCGCATTGAGACCACCCATCAAATAATCTGACAGCGCCTTAGCCACTTCATAGCGCGGCGAACGCCGGCCTTCCCTGATGGCGCTAATCGTCGTAGGATGGACGCCCACCGCAGCGGCGACCTTGCCAGGCTGGCGATCCTTAAGCCCGGCCCTGATTTCATCAAGCGTTAGCATTTTTTGCGGCTCCGTTCCGTTTCTGCATTTTTCCGCTTTACAGCCGCCGCGAAGCCCTGTAAAGCCCTCAATCACACCGCGACCGGATCAGCCGACTGCGGTGTTGGAGAAAGACAATGGCTATCAACTTAAAGAGGACAGGCGGCCTATCCGCCAATGGTGTTAAGCTGTGCGTATATGCACAGGCGGGCGCTGGCAAAACCAGCTTGATCCCGACTTTGCCTAATGTGGTCGCAATCAGCGCGGAAGCCGGCTTGTTAAGCATTGCCGGCGCTGATGTGCCTTATATTGAAGTCAAAAGCCTTGCCGATCTGCACGATGCCTATGCGTGGCTGACTAGCAGTGACGAAGCCAAAGGCTTTCAATCGGTGGCTATCGACAGCCTTTCCGAAGTTGCCGAAGTGGTTTTGAACGCTGAACTCAAAGCCAACAAGGATGGTCGCGCGGCGTATGGCGAGTTGTCCACAAAAATGAATGAGCTAATCCGCGCCTTCCGCGATCTGCCCGGCAAGCATGTTTACATGAGCGCCAAGCTGGAAAAATCTCAGGATGAGATGGGCCGCATTCTCTACAATGCCTCCATGCCCGGTAAGTCACTGACACAGGGCTTGCCATATTTCTTCGACCTTGTGATGGCGCTGCGTGTCGAACGTGATGCCGACGGCAACGCTCACCGTGCGCTGCTTACCGACAGCGATGGGCTTTGGCAGGCTAAGGATCGGAGCGGCAGGCTGTCTCAGTGGGAAGCGCCAGACTTGGGCGCGATCATTGCAAAGATTGGGAGTGCAGCATGAGCAAGATTGATGGAGGGCCGGCTTTTCCAAATACCGGCAACGTAACTTGGGGGTTGAAACCAAGCGGCGGCATGACCTTGCGTGACTGGTTTGCCGGCATGGCGTTGATTGGCTTTGCCGCGCAGCCATCCGATGAAGATAATCCAGAAACTTGGGAAGAAGTTCTTAAGCGCATCCCCCGTGCGGTCTATGAGATCGCTGATGCCATGTTGGAGCAACGCAAATGCTAATCGCCCTCGCCATCGCACAAGCGATATTCGCCATCGGCGCTCTGCCGGTGATCAATGGCAACATTCGTGATCGGCACGTCAGTGCAGCATGGGGCAGCATATTTGCCTGTTTGCTGTTTAGCGTGACCGCCTACGTCCTTGCAATGGAAGGTATGCAATGACCGTGCCAATCTATCAGCAATGGCTAAACGCCAAGGCAGTTGAAGAAGCCGCCATTAAAACACGCCGCGATCTAGAGGATGCAATGGCGTTTGAATTGGCTTTGCCGGCCAATCTTGATGGCACCAGCAACTTTGACCGTGATGGCTATGCGGTGAAGATTGTTGGCCGCATCAATCGCAAGATCGACTCTGACAAGCTGCAAGCCTTGGCGGCAGAGCATGGGCTTGCCGATCACTTACCCAGCCTTTTCCGGTGGAAGCCGGAAATCAACGCAACGGCATGGAAAGCTGCCGCTGCAAACATAACTGCGCCCCTGCTTGACGCCATCACGTCAACGCCCGGTCGCCCGACTTTTAACATCAGCAAGAAGGAAATCTGACAATGGCTAACCTTGGAGAAAGCTTTAACGCCGACGATCTGCCCACCGGCAACAGCGGCGAATATGAATTGCTGCCCGAAGGGCTTTACAGCGCAATGATCGCCAAGGCGGAAGTTGGGCAGACCAAATCCGGCACCGGCACAAAGATTGATTTGCGCTTGGACATCACCGGGCCGACACATCAAGGCCGGGTGATCTTTGCGGCGATCAACATCCGCAACCAGTCTGCCAAGGCGGAAGAAATTGGCCGGCAACAGCTTGGCGAGATCATGCGCGCTATCGGCCTGCCTCGCGTTGAGGATAGCGACCAGCTTGTTGGTGGCCAGTTGCAGATCAAGGTGAAGATCAAGCATCCATCACCGGATGATGTGGCGCGCGGCTACAGCCAAGCCCGCAACGAAGTCGGCGGTTATCGCGCTCTGGCTGGCGGTGGGCTTCCTGCGCCGGCTGTTGCCAAGGCTGCCGCCGCACCGGCTGCGACTAGCGCAAAGCCGCCCTGGGCAAAGTAACAACAAAAAATGGGGCTGGCTCATCACCAGCCCCAAGTTGTTACGGGAGGAGACACAACATGGCAAAGCTGCCGGAAGTCATTATAGCCGATCAAAGTGCCGTTGCAAGCCTGATAGATGCTCACCACGCCAGCAAGCGTGAACGGCCACGCCCGCACCTTGGCGCAAGCCTGCTAGGCCACCATTGTGATCGGTGGCTTTGGCTATCGTTTCGCTGGGCTGTTGTCGAACAGTTTGAAGGCCGCATCCTGCGCTTGTTCCGCCGTGGCCACAATGAAGAATCCACCATCATCGCCGATCTGGAAGCCATTGGCGTCACCGTTCGCGGCCAGCAAAGGCGCGTTGATTTTGGCGCGCATGTCAGCGGCAGCATTGACGGGATTGGGCTTGGCATCCCAGAAGCGCCAAAGACAGAGCATTTGCTAGAGTTTAAAACGCACGGCAAAAAGTCATTTGACGATCTGGCGTCTAAAGGTGTGCGCCTGTCCAAGTGGCAGCACTTCGTTCAGATGCAAGTTTACATGGCCGGGCTGGATTTGACGCGGGCGCTTTATGTGGCGGTGTGCAAAGACGATGATCGGCTGCACTGCGAACGGGTGCGGTTCGACAAAGGCGTGGCCGATGCTGCCATTGCCAAAGGCCGGGCCATCGCATTGGCCGACAGGATACCCCCCCCTATCAGCGCCGATCCGACATGGTATCAATGTGGATGGTGTCCCGCAAAAGCGATGTGCCATAAATCACAGCCGACCAAAGAAGTGAATTGCCGCACATGCGCCCACGCAACGCCGAAAGAGGATTCAACCTGGCACTGCGCCCGGTGGGACATGGCGATCCCGCCAGAGGCTCAGTATGACGGATGTAATGACCACGTTTTTCACCCTGACCTTGTGCCGTGGCAGATGGAAGGCAGCGACGATGGCTTGTCAGTGACTTGGCTGATTGGTCAATCCCGCCTGCGCAATGGCGTTGGTGGGCTGACATCGCGCCAGTTGCTTGATGAGACGGTGCAGGCTTTGGCTGGTGCGTTCAATGCTTCGTGAATATCAAAGGCGATCCCTTGACGATCTTTACGATTGGATGCGCTCAAACGATGGCCATCCCTGTCTTGTCCTGCCAACCGGCGCGGGCAAGAGCCACATTGTAGCTACACTTTGCAAAGAGGGGCTGCAAAACTGGCCGGAAACGCGGGTGCTGATGTTGACGCATCAGAAGGAGCTTATCGAACAGAACGCGGCCAAAATGCGCGAACATTGGCCTGGCGCACCGCTGGGCATCTATAGCGCCAGCATTGGCAAACGCCAGCTTGGGGAGCCGATCACGTTTGCAGGCATCCAGTCTGTACGGACAAAAGCCGTACAATTAGGGCATGTCGATCTTGTCATTATCGACGAATGCCACCTTGTCAGCCACAAGGATGAGGGCGGTTATCGCGGCTTGCTAACCGCCTTGCTGGCCATCAATCCGGCCTTGCGTGTTATCGGGCTGACA